TTTTGAGTTTTCCATTTAACTTCTTCGCTTTCTCGTTTGCTATTGCTTCAATTGTTTTGGCTACAGATAATTTTGCGTCAGGCAATATAACCTTCGACAACTGTTCCAAAACCTTGTATGTTTCTTTTGATAGAGAAACATTTTTATATTTAGTCATGTCTGTCATGTTTGTTTCCTTTCATATTGAATTTATAATATAGGTGATTATATAGGATTGTCAATGAAATTTTTAATAACTTTAATAATTTGTTCAGCTGTTGGAAATAAATGTGCACCTGGTGTAGACCTATCTCAAAGATTTGATAATATGTATGATTGCCTGCAATATGGATATGCAGAATCTTCTAGGAGATTAGCTTTGATTGATAAGGAAGATGTCAATAAATACTATATGCATATTAAGTTTTACTGCACCCCTGTAACAGAGACTTGACAATAACTTGATATTTTGGTAGTGAGAGTAAATCTTCTCACCATTACCTACCCTTACTATTTCCCTCTCAAGGGTAGGTGTAATTATTTAATTCAAAAGGATTAACTTTGTTAATATCTTGTATACAGATATGGCCCTGTATCGTGCCGCGTCCATCGTTAAGATAGTATCCACTCTTACCGGCATCACCATCTACGTCCCACAAATGTGTAGCAATTGCTTCGTAGTGATCGTAAGCAAAATCTCCACATTCCAGTAGAGTCATGTCTCTAGTAAATTCTAGAACTTCTTTTATCATGGTCCCGTCGAACTGTAGAATTAGTAAAACGAGATAATGCACAGGTTGTTCCATAAAACCCTCTAACTAATCTATACCATTGATTCCTATATTCTGGATCTTTGGTTTTGTTATACAGATTTGCGAGTTTGTCTAGTTGGTCTTGTATAGTCATTGACTTTTGTCCCCCAGTTTAGAATGCTTCTAAGTTTAGGTGCTTGCAAATCCAACGTGACACCATACGGTTTCCATGCCTTTTTTACAAGATTTAATTCAAGCAAAAGATTAGACCACTGTTTTCCAGTGATACCTTTTACTTTTATAGTTATTATTTTTTCTTTCATAATAACAATATAGGATATTTGAGGATATTGTCAACGACCTTGACGATTATATTTTTTTGTATGTCTTTTCGTTGATTTGTTTGGTTTTTTAGCGTGTCTGCCTGGACGCTTACGAGGCTTTGGTCTTTCTATAAATGCTTTAAATTTTTTCGCCATCTTTAAACATTTCTTTTACTTTATTTGTTGCAAGTACACTTGGTAAATAACTTATTTTACCGTTGATGTGTTGTTGTAAATCTGTGCCACAAGTTATGCATCTATAAAATTCTCTTGTGATAGATACTAACATAGTATCTTCTTCACACGTCGGACATTTGCCATTCAC